AGGCTCGACATTAGAGGCAACTTCTAATCTTGTTTTTATGGAAGGTAACGGTACAAGCCAGCTTGAATTTAATGGAACTTTAGGCCGATCAATTACTGTTGGGGCTTTTACTTACAACAAGTTTGTAGCTAATAGTGCATCCCTTGGAGGCACTGATTATTACATTGTTAATACTGGTGGTGAATACGATGTATCAACAAATGTTCTTGAGATTGATGACACTAACGACAAGCTAACTGTGAACGGCGATCTTATTATTGATAAGCTAAATGCAAATCTTCAATTTGATAATGGATCAGGCGTAGAAAAAGGCAACATAGGAATGAGTGGTGGAGCAATGCAGCTTGCATCTGACACCACGATTGAACTTTATTCTGATGGTGCACCTTTGTCTGGTGGCTCTTTGGCTCTTACTGTAAATCAAAGTGGTTCAATTAATTTTGAGCCATTAAGCTCTGATCCAAGCTCACCCTCTGCTGGTGATGTATATTACAACTCTTCAACAAACAAACTGAGATGCTACAATGGTACATCTTGGAATGATCTATTCTAGGAGGTCTGTACATGACTATTAAACAGCAGGGTGGTATTTTCGGTCGAAACCCTACCTTTAATGATGTTACCGTTGATGGTGAGTTAAGCGCTAACTCAACTGCTTCTATAGGTGGTGATGCGACTATTGTTGGTGATTTAACTGTAAAAAAGAGCAATGGAAATATTGTTCTTGCAAACGACAGTGGCGTTGATAAGGGCGCAATTAATATGTCTGGCGGTGCTATGCGCCTTACTGCCGACACTACTGTTAGTGTTTATACAGATGGTAGCCCGATTGAAGGTGGCTCTTTAGCATTTGATGTCACAACAAGTGGCAACATTGCTTTTCCATCAGGCCAAGGCATCGACTTCTCTGCCACCTCTGGCACTGGCACAAGTGAACTGTTCGATGACTATGAGGAGGGTTCTCTTAGCAGTTTAGACGTTCAAGATAGCTCAGGCAATTCAGCCTCCACATCTACAAAACGTGGTCTATACCGCAAGATCGGCAACATGGTTTTTGTGTCTGCCGAAATCTATAACGTAAACACATCTGGCCTTACTTCGGGTGATCAGCTTAGGGTGTATGGCTTGCCTTATGTATCTGCTTCGGCAGGACACACAAATTATGGAGCAGTTCAACTTAATGATTTCACGCTGTCTGGTTCGGCGGGAACATTTGTTCAGAACGTCCAAGGCGCTGACTATGTTCGGTTGCAAATGAATACTCTTGCTGCGGGTGGTGCTGATAGTGTGATCGTCAGCGATGCGGCAAGTGGGACTGCCGATATTTTCTTTTCAATAGCATATCCGACTGACTAAGGAGTAATCGATGGCACTTACAAAAGCACATCACCGAATGATCGCAGGGTCAGTCTACAATGTTCAAGACTATGGTGCGACAGGTGACGGAACAACAGATGACAGCACAGCTATCCAAGCGGCTGTTGATGCGGCGTCAGCTGCTGGTGGTGGCATTGTATATTTTCCAAAGCCTTCGTCAAACTACAACATTGGGTCAACAACGATTGTTCTGAAAGGACAGGTGCAGATGCACGGTGAGGGCCGAGAAAGCACACAAATTTCTGGAAGCAGTGATGTGTTCCAGCTTGGCAATCCAACATCAGGGCCAGCATTTAACTGTTCTATTCGTGATCTAAAGCTAACAACGACTGACGCAACAAAAGCATGTGTTCTTGTGTCTGGTGGCTCTGCTGCTGGTGACACTCCATCTGGTGAATTAAACGCAAGCCAAGTTAAGTTTGATGGCGATAATGCTTGGCGGTTTGACACGGCTAACTTTTTCTACTCAGGCTTTTGGGAAATTGATGGTTGTATTTTTAAGAAATACACACACTTTAGCACAACACAAGCCTTGAACGATCAGGGTTCTGGCATGTTGGTTAATACCGTTCGTATTACTAAATGCACTTGGAACACAACAGGCAGTGGGACAACTGATTGGGCGTGTAAGATTAGTGACACTAATAACTACATGACCACAAGAAACTTTACTATTGATGAATGTGTTTTTGAACGTAGTGATGGCGGCGGGATAATTATTTATGGGGGCACTGGATTTAACATCAAAGGTGCTTGGTTTTATGATCTAACTAGCAGTACAACCGTTGTTCAAATCCAAGATAGCGTTGGTCAAGTAACACTTCAGAATGTGTTTGGTCGCCCTGTTGGATACACTGCTAAGATTGTAAACCGATCTGAAAGTGGCGTTGTGATGATAAACACCAACGTCGATAGCATTGACAATGTTACCGCGCAGACATCGAGCAGCCTTCCTCGTGTCTTGCATATGTTTACAAATGAAGATGCGGCAACACTGTTTGAAACAACATTCAGCAGCAAAGGCACATTCATCAGTTCCCCAGCCCCTGCTGGCTTGCAAGCAATGACAATGACAATTCCTGCAACAACTGGCACTGGCACGATAGCCGTCCCAGTTTCATCTTTGTATGACCACACATTGTTTAGTCGCATTGTCGGCTTTTCATTCCGCATGGGGAGTGCAGGGACATCCGATCCTGGGGCAACATATGATTGGGGTATTCGTTTGCGGGATAGCACTAATGGAACATTGTCTAGCTGGACAAATGCCAACACTGCTGTGGCTGCATATGAAACCATTGATGCGGAAATATCTGGGGTAATGGATGGCTCTGACTTTACAGATTGGATTACAACTGTGGCTCAAAACAATCTGTATATTGATGTAGTCAAGAATGGATCTGGTAATACTGTGAACCAGTTTGAAGCCACAATTTATGTAATGTAAGGAAACGACATGGCTCTTAGTAAAAGCATAACCAAAACGGTTTACGGTCAAGAGGTCGTAATCCCAAACGCATATATCAAGATCAAACGGATTAGTGGTCACAAAGGAAACTTATCTGTTTCTGTCTGGACCTACAATCAAGCTGATGGAGATGTGATTGAGCAAGATAGTGTGACGTTTGTTCCGTCAACTGCATCTGGTTCAGAAAACTTTATCAAGCAAGCATATGAGCATTTGAAAACTTTGGATGCTTATTCAGATTGCACAGATATTTAATGCGCCTAGTGCGTGGACAGTCCAGCCAAGGAGGTAAACATGGCACTGACTAAACTAACAATCACCGACAAGATCGAAACTCTGCATCTCGCAGCGGGCTATCCTGTCATTCAGGTTCGTGAAGCAACGATCATCGCAGAGGATGGTGTGGAAATTAACCGCAGCTTCCACCGCCATGTGCTGACCCCTGACGCCGATGTGTCTGGCGAAAGCAATGAAGTGCAAGCGATTGCTGGTGTGGTATTTACAGCAGAAGCACAGGCTGCATATGCGGCAGCCCAAGCTCAGGAATAAGGTGTGAGCGATGGACAGAAGGACCGTAGCTTCGGCACATCAACGCATCGATGGCCTGGAAAAACAAATTGTAGCGATCGAGACTGAAATGAAAATTCAGTTTAAGGATCTGTTCAATCGAGTGAAGCGATTAGAAGGTATTTTAATTGCAGCCTCGGGAGCTATCATCCTCATGCTTGCATCGATCCTCGTTAAAATGGGGTAGAGGTTAATGATCGATCCGCTTACAGCTCTTAGCGTAGCAAGCGCAGCGGTCGGTCAGATCAAATCTCTTGTTAGCGCTGGGCATGACGCCAGCACCGCGATCGGCAAATTTGCTGGCGCCTTTTCTGATGTCCAGGAAGCGCATCGCCGCGCAACCAATCCCCCCTGGTATAGATCTTTCTCTGGATCGATCGAGGAAGAAGCAGCCAATGCCTTCGCCGCAAAGAAGCAGATGGAAAAGATGAAGAAGGAGGTCGAGCAAATGATCTCCTGGGTTCATGGCCCGAGCGGCCTTCAAGAATATAAAGAGATTATCCGCGACATTCGCAAGCGCCGCCAGGAGCATGAGTATCGCAAGGAGCGGATCAAGGAACAGATTATCGAATGGGTCGTCGGCATCATTGCCGTACTTGCTTGCGCAGCTCTCATTGGCTGGATGATATACCTAGTTGGTTTGAAACAGGGAAGGTGGTGAGGGATATCCAATGATGGATGGACAGATAGATATTCGTTTGATTGTAACATTGCTAGGTGTCGCAGCCTCGATCTTCGGTGGCGCCGCTGTTGCTAAGATGCGGATTAAAGATCTCCAGGAAGATATCTCAGAGATCCTTGCCTCAATTAAAACAAACGATAAGCGGATCGATGCCCTGGAAAACCAGGAAAGTGTTATGGCACAACGCCTCGATATCATAACCAAGATGAACGCGCCCGAGCTTTTGAGACGGGACCATATGCAGCTCGCCTCTATTCTTTCTGACATTGCATATTTGAAAGCGGAACAAGAGCGGATGCACAAACTCCACAATGGCGCACACCCGCCTGTGGCAAGCGAGAGGAAAGCAACATGATCGGAAATTTAGTTGGAACCCTTGTCGGTCCAGTAACAGGATTGCTCGATAAGTTTATCGAGGACAAGGATCAAAAGGCAGCTTTGGCCCATGAGATCAGCACGATGGCCGAGCGACATGCCCAGGAGATTGCCCTCGCACAGATCGAGGTCAACAAAACAGAAGCGGCAGCGGGTTGGTTCCGTGGTGGCTGGCGCCCCGCAGTCGGGTGGATCTGTGCAGCTGGCTTCGGTGTAAACTTTCTCATCAGTCCACTAGCGGCGGGGTTCGGAATCACAATTCCCCAGGCTGATGTCGGCGTGATGATGCCTGTGCTGACAGGTATGCTCGGCCTTGGAACGCTACGCACCTTTGAGAAATACAAGGGGGCCAGCAAATGAGTTTCAAACTATCGCAGCGCAGCCTGGACAAACTCGAGGGCGTCGATGAACGCCTGGTCGGGGTGGTTAAGTCTGCAATCCATCGCACCAAGATAGACTTCGGTGTGATCTGTGGCCTTCGCACGATCGAGGAGCAGCGTGAGCTGGTGGCCAAGGGCGCCAGCCAAACGATGAAGTCCAAGCATATCGATGGCATGGCCGTGGATCTCATGGCTTATATTGGGTCGCGTGGATCCTGGGAGCTGAACCTGTATGATGATATAGGTGACGCTATGATCGAGGCTGCTAGGGAGATCGATGTCCCGTTACGCTGGGGCGCGGCTTGGCATGTTGATGATGTGCGAGAATGGGAAGGCACATGCGAGAACTTAATGAACTCCTATGTGGATCTTCGCCGCAGCCAGGGCCGCCGACCATTTATTGACGCACCACATTGGGAGATTAACGATGGCTAAAAAACCTGGACTATGGGCTAACATCCACGCTAAACGTAAACGAATTGCCGAAGGCTCGGGCGAGAAGATGCGCAAGCCTGGTGAGAAAGGGGCGCCAACAGCTAAGGCGCTTCGAGATAGTGCAAAGAAAAAGATGAGGAGATCTTAATATGCCTATGGGTAAAGGAACATATGGGTCGCAGAAAGGTAGGCCACCCAAAGATCAACAGATGACCAAGGCTGATGTGATGAAGCTGGTCAAGGATCCCGACATTCGCAAACTTGCAATGAAGAAAATGAAGGCAATGAAAAAGGGCAGCTAGGTAGCTGCCCTAAATATTTCTAAGATTGGCAATCGCCCGATGCGATTGTTCGCCGCTCTCCTGTAGTTATACTCCTCCCTTGTAACTAACAGGAGCTTGTCTCCGCTCTGTAAAAGGAGACATGTGATGCCCTGGCGCGACCACATGTCCGCTTGTCTGATCGCTGCCAGGGCATCGTCAAACTCCAGGGCGTCCATCACAAGATAGTGAGACCGTTCTTTAACCCAGCTGCTCGTTGGATCCAGCCTCGGCGTTCAATCGCCGCCAGGTGTTTGGCGATCGTAGCCTGGGCAATTCCAAATTTTGCAGCCAACTCTTTCTGTGTCGGCGTCACTCCTGTCTCTGATTGTATCGCAACGATATGATCGAAGATCTCTCGCTGCTTTTCAGTCAGGCTAAACTTCACGCGCTCATTCATCATTCATCTCCGCACCTAGTCTGCGCAAGTGCAGCTTGTAGGTATCGATAACGTCTTTGGTTTTCATCTCGCCTAGCTGATCGATGCGTGCCTGGTTCTGTTCGCGTACCTGGCGAAGCATTGTCATCTTCTCGCGCGTCTCGATCGTGTCCCCATCAGGCGACATCTGGAGATTGGCGTAAACGCTCATCATCTTCTTGAGCATGTCCACATAATCCTGGGATGTGTGCGGCACCTCTTTGCCATACGGGTTGCCCAGGTGATTGAACACTTGCCAGGGGCTGAAGTCTGGATCGGTCTGTACCTCGACCGCTTCCTCGATCTCTGGTTCGATCTCAGGCTCTGGCTCTGGAAGAGGCTCAGGGGCTGGCTCAGGCGCCGTGATTTGATCGAGGGGGTTTGCCCTGGGTGTAACGTCCTTCGGCTCTGACGGGTAGTCCTGGGCCTCCTCAGCGGTGATTACACCCTTGAGGGCATCAGGGAACGCATCGCGGATAGCAAATCCTCGAGCGCGCATCTGCAACATGCGGTCTGGATACTGTGACCACGGGCCTTGTTTGCCCCATAGCCGAGCGCGCTTGGCATCAGCAACGCTGAATTGCGCGATCGTTTCCTCGATCTCTTCGCCATAGCGGCGCTTGACCTTGCAGTATGCCGTGCGTGCATCGCCATCACCCTCAATCTTTTCATTCACACCCGCGCAGCGGGGATCGTTTTTGACCAGGGCCAGGGCAGCATCGCCATAAACAGAGGGCTTGCCGTTGATGATTGCAATGTTCTGCAATGCCTGGAGCGGTTGCAGCCCCAGCTCATAGCCCCATTGCACAGCTACCAGGATGTCCTGGGGTTTGCGCTGGTAACTCTTTGGCACCATCTCAGAGACTGATAGCATCTTGGAAAACTCCATCGCCTCGGTCATGTTCTGTGGTGCAAGTGTTGGTAATTTGCTCATGTTAAACCTCTTTCACGCTAACTGATTTCTGTCGGGTTGTGCTTTCTGGCTTCGCTGGTTCCAGCTCACCTTCGCAATGCGGGCAGAGCTTCGGTGGCTTGGCTTTCGCTGTGCGCCAGGGCCAGGTCACTTTGTATTGTTTGCCTGTCTCGCTGTAGACCGCGCCAACTTTATGATTGCCCAGCGCTGCCATCAGCTTCTCAGTGGCGTCTGCTTTTAGCTCTTCGCCAGCTTTGATTGCTTTCACCCCGTCCTGGTAGATCTCAACAACTCTTGCCAGGTCAGGATCCAGCTCGACCTCTGGCTCTGGATCTGGATCATTATATTTCCAGCCCAGCTCTTCGACGTTGCGCGGCTCAGGCCAGGTGCCTTCGTCCATGTGGGTCTCGAAGTCAATCACTGCCTGGGTGATTAGCCTGGCGGTGTCCTGGTGTTTAGGAAAGATATGGATCTCGACAGTGCGTCCGCTGTAACAAGTAAATAGGATCCCATACTGGGCGCCGTGGCACATCATGCCAGCCTGGAGCTGGAGCGGTCCTCGATGTAACGGTGGATCCGTTGGCTTCTTCGGCACGGTTGTAAACTTTGCCTCGAGGATGATCTTGCCTTCGATCTCAATCATGCCAGCATCATTCATTACATAGATGCCCTGGCCTTCATTGGTGTGTATCTCCATCGGCTTTGGCAGATCGATGATCCCATCGTCAGAATAGAACAGCATCAGGTTGGGATGCTGCATTGCTGCCTCTTCTCCATCGACGGTGTGGTGATAGATCAAACCAGGATCGATGCCCAGCTGGCGCAGTCCTCGCTCCAGGATGATAGGCTCGATCGCGGATCCGATGTCAGCTGGCAAGCTGTCCAGCTCTGGCCGTGGCTCTCCTTTGTTGTGCGCCCTGGCACGCTCGAGAACGTCATATGCTGATTGATAGGGGCTAAAGCCCAGCCATGCTGGCAGCACGCTGCCGCTCAAATGATTATCAGGTGATAGTTTAGCCATTGATATAGGTTCTCCCTTGGTCTGTGATTTGCCAGATAATTTCCTGGCGATTTCGTGAATTAACTTTGCGGCGTCCGCTGTCCTCGACCAGCCCAAAACGGGCCAGCTCTGTCAGTCTTGGCTTGACCGAATATAGCCATTCATCCATAATGCTGGACAACTCCTCTCCCGTGGCTCCTTCTGCCTGGTTGGACAACGCCTCGAGGGCTTGCTTCCTGAGCCCTGTTACGCGGGGGGCGACTTGCACTGCCGCAGCCACCTCAGTATCTGGTGCGTTTCGGTGGTGCATTTTTTTGATATCAACTTCATCCATTTCATTGGCTCCTTACTGGTTCATATGGAATTAAGAAACAGTCCCCAGTTTCCCAGGATCCGTCAGGGTAATAGATCGGCTCTCCGCATCCGATCATCCAGTTAATCAGGATGATCGAGATCATACCGCTTGCGATCGCTATCAGGATCAGAGATCCAAGCGCTTGCCATACGCGATTCATGCTGCACTCCTTTCGATAACATTCTTAACTTGTTGTGGTTGCCACATTGGGCCGTGAACGGGATCAGGCAGAACAGGTTGATTGTTCTTGTCGATCCGCAGGGGAACGCGCCACTCGTTCAGCTCTTTAGCCAGGGCGCGCAGACTGGTGTGACCGTAGCCCTGGAGCTTCTCGATGTAAGGCATAACGCGCAGCGCATTGTCAGCTGCTTTGGCAGCCAGAGCAGCACCGCCAGCAGCGGCGCCGATCTCAGGGGTTGGGCTGCCCAGGGTCTTGTGCTTGCGTACCTGGGCCAGACCTTCGCGGGTCCGTCGAGAAATACGGCGGCTCTCGAACTCAGCGATCGAGGCCAGCAGCTGAATGGTTAAGCGGCTAACATCAGGATCATCCATGTTGGGCATGTCCAGGGCAACAAACTTAACCTGGCTGTCCATCAGGTTAGCAATGAATGACAGGTTACGCGCCAGACGATCGAGCTTGGCCACGATCAGAACGGCGCCTTGCTTGCGGCACTCATCGATGGCGGCCAACAGCTGGGGCCGATAGTTTTTACGACCGCTCTCGATCTCGACAAACTCTTCCAGGATCTCGCAGCCTTTGGCGCAACACCAGTCCTGGACCGCATCGCGCTGGGCATCGAGACCGTTACCAGCCTCGCCCTGGCGCTGGGTAGACACACGAAAATAAACGATCGCTTTCATTAGAACTTGCCCTCCCTAATATCTGCAATCCGCTGGTCTTTGTCGAAGTATTTAACCTGGATGATTTCAACCCCAGCAGCTTCGAGATCAGCAATGTAATTCTTAGCGTCAGTCAGAGTATCCTCACAGCCGACGAAAGATTTGTGCGGGGTTTTAACTTCATACCTAATCATGACTTACTCCAGAAAAGCAGGGTGTTTCCAATCACCTTGGAAGATATGCCAGGCTTGCCGACCAGGTTCTCCAGGAAGAAATCCTCGAGAGCCTTGGCGCTGCCGAACTCGATCCTCCGCACCATCAGGCCATTGACCTCGACAATGCTGGTGGCGACGACCTCCTCGAGAAAGAAGGTCACTTTACCAAACGAAAACTGTTGCTCGAACTTAGTCAAAGAAGTTGCCCTCCACCCACCGATATTTGCCAGGGCCGTTCTCCATCCAGACGCCCTCGGGCAAGACGAACTGCTTGTTCGCCTCACCCATTGCCGCGAACACATCCTTGTAGGCTTCGGCTTTGAACTCTAGAACCTCGCCGTTGTATTCAAACTCATATGGCATTACGCATACTCCGCAAAGATATCGATTACTTCTGGTGCATCTGCCTTCCGCTCGTAGCTCCAGGGCGCATCGTCATAGCCAGGCATCTTCCGCAACATGCAGTCGATGAAGTTGTCTATGTGATACTGGCCAACAAAATCGCTCTCGTAGTCGGCATCCCGAAACTGCCGTGCCTCACATGCCTGGTAAGCAAAGCATTGAGCCATCTTGACGAAATCGATAGCCTTCAAGTCCAAGTCAGGCCGACTTGCCTCGGCAACGCACTCAGCCTCATAAGCCTCGAAGGGCTGCTCGTTGTTCATCCAGACCGCATCTTTGGCGCTATACCGCTCCTCGATGGCAACCCAGTTGGCTTTGGCTAATGCCTTGGCCATGCCTTTAGGGCTGTTGTTATAGCCCCGAACATTGACACCGTTGCGGCTCATGGTATTGGCCAACACGCCGATGTGATCTGCATTACAAAGAAATGCACTCATTTGTTTTCTCCTTTTCTGCCTGGAACTGTCTGTCGATGGCTTAACTATCGCCTTCCGACAGCCTTGATACTAAGTGCGATATCGCTTACTGTCAATAGGGCAATCGCTATTTTTTTTCGAGGATCGGTAATTGACTGTAAAACGACAGAAATCAGCCAACCTGGTCGGCTTCTATCTTCGCGTCCCAGCCCAGCTGAAAGACCGAATCGATGCACTTGCCCAGGAACAAAAGACAAGCCAGGCCCAGGTGGTGGTTGACCTGGTATCGAGAGCGCTCGAGCTGCCAGCCCCAGATCCAAAGGTTTCGGACTGGCTCAAGAGGGTTGGCCAATGACGGGCAAAGAATGGAAGGCACACTATGAAAGCTATGTCGAGTGTGACTTCTGTGGCCAGCAAACCAGGGGCCGCATCTATCCAGATGCTCCAACCAAGGTAAAGTGTGGAGCCTGTAACAAAATCATTGCCTCGGCAGTCACGCTGCCAAAGGCGCCCTGGGTCGAGGATGATCTCGGATGAAGGATGCCGTGCATGTGATTATGGCTGGGCAACCAGTCGGCAAGGGCAGACCGAGATTCACTCGCGCTGGGCGTATATACACACCAGCAAAGACCAAAGAATATGAAGAGAAGCTGCGATCAGCAGCCAGATTGGCCATGAAAGACCTGGATCGAGATCCAACAGAGATGCCATGTCGTGTGGTTATCCTGGCGCAATTCGAGATCCCAAAGAGCTGGCCCAAGTATAAAAAGCAAGCAGCCCTCACGGGCGAAGGAAATTACAGACCAGGCAAACCAGACATCGACAACATAGTAAAGGCCGCTCTCGATGCCATGAACGGTATCGTGTTCAAAGATGACGCACTCGTCTACAAGATCGAGGTCGAGAAGCGTTACGGGCAGCCTCTGCTCATTGCATCGGTGTTTTATGATGAGTAACAAAAGCTATGCCAAAGATAGAAACGCTGAGAAGCAAGGATCTCAGGAAGTATTCGATCCTGCCAATCAGAGCCGTGCAAGATCCGCAGATCAACAGGACAGCAGCTCTCGCAGTCCTCGCAGTCATGTGCAGCTACACCGACGAGCTGGGCCGCACATTCGTATCACAAGCAAGAGTAGCCAAAGACCTGGGCATCAGCCGCCAGGCAGCCAACAAACAGATCAAGAGGCTGCACGACCTGGGCTACCTGGTCTATGCAAAGAAGCAGTACAAAGGCCAGTCAACCAACACAGTCAAGGTGGTCTATGACATGGATGTAAAGGACGACCAGGAAGCACGCTCAAACCTCACTGCAAAGGAACAAATGGAGCTGGCAGAGAGAGAAGCACAGCTTGTTAATAAGCCTGTGAGTAAGTCCTGGGATATCCAACCAGGGCAAGATGAGGTGCAACCCCAGAAGTTGCAGGGGGGTGCAACCTCTAGGGTTGACAGGGGTGCAACCTCAGAAGTTGCACATAACGAGACACTAACGAGTAATATTAACGAGTATAAAGATAAAGCTAGAATGTTGTGTGTTATGTTTTTACGAGTTGCTGATGCTTATGGCACTCCACGACAGTACCAGGAACGAGACGAGCAGATGATGCTGACCTGGGTTCGTAATGGCCTGACAGCTGATACTTGGAAGGACATCCTGACCAACCACATCGAGTATTGCAAAAGAAACAGCAAGGACATGGCTCGAGGTATCGGATACTTCCAGGAACCA